GATGATAGTACGGGTATGGCAAGACGGTGATCAAGACGGTCTAGTCGATGAAACTGTTTTAAGAGCAGGTGAATATACTCAGGTAAAGCCGGGTCAGATTCACCAGTTTGAAGGTACTAAAGATGGGGTTGCATTCGAGTTGTATTGGGCAGAGTTCAACCATAATGATATTGTACGAAGAGTGGTAGGTTCTAAAGCATAATGCAAGGTATAGCACGCGGCATCATGAATGTCGACTTCGGTAATCCACTTGCAGTGAAGTATATGCAAGTGGCATTAGAATCCTTTCAACGTGTGTCAGACATCTTTGAGGTGACGGTGGTACAATGTATCACCCCTGACACATTACTAGAAGGGGTTAACAACGACCTTTCCGGCAGGTCACCACAGGAACTCGCCGCGTTTCATTCTCATTACCGTGCAGCAAAACGCATGGCGAAAGGTGAACGTATATGGATGTTGGAACATGACGCATTCCTGAGACCTGAGTGTGAAGATACTTTCCGTATGATCATGTCTAAGTGGTCATCCAAAGACTCTTCTCTACAATTGGGTATGGCAAACGAGTTCTGGACTACTACACCTAAGATTGCAGCCATGTACTGTAAGGAGTTTGAAAACGGATACAAACGTGGCCCGATGCAGTTGTTGCATGTTGTGACCGATGAGTACTGTCGTTCTAAAAACAATACCCATCCCAACACCTATTGGCCCGCAAACCGATTCAAGAACCCTGAATACTGTAACAAGACAGGACTGAACGTTGACGTGAGTTCTGCATATACCAAACCGTTGAAGATATGGGATTCTCCAATCATTCAGATCATTGATGAGGAGTTTGGTGGTACTGTGACCGATACAGGCAAGCGTAAATACGATAGGGAAGTTCATCCAGATTATTCTTGGATAACGCTTGACAAGTAGGGCGGTATTTGATATACTGCGTACATGAAATATTATACCAATGTGACCCGTTACGGGAACAATATCTTGCTTCGCGGCATCGAGGATGGTCAACGCATCTCCGATCGCATTCCCTTTAACCCTACTCTTTACATCGAGTCTCCCAAGGCTTCTGGTAAGTATCGTTCTCTCTACGGAAAGAAGGTCGAACCAGTGCAGATGGGATCGATGAAAGAGGCGAAAGAGTTTGTTGCTCAATATAAAGACATACCGAACTTCACGGTACACGGCAACACCAACTACGTTTCGCAGTTCATCTCTGAAACATATCCTTCGGATCTCAAATGGGATACCTCCAAGATCAACATCGCTTACATCGATATCGAGGTTGCGTCCGACAAAGGTTTCCCTAAACCCGAGGATGCAGAACACCCTGTCACCGCTATCTGTGTCAAGAACAACCAATCCGACCAACGTATGGTCTGGGGTCTCGGTGATTACAATGCACGTGAGGATACTACCTACTTCAAGTGTACGGATGAGAGTGCCCTTCTCGGTTCTTTCCTAGGTTGGTGGGAAGGTAACTGTCCAGACATCGTGACAGGTTGGAACAGTGAGTTGTTCGACATGACATACCTTGTCAACCGAATTACTGGTCTACTGGGGTGGGATAACGCCAAACGCCTCTCTCCGTGGAAACTGGTGCGTTCTAGGACGGTTATGACCCTTGGTGGACGTGAACAGCAGGCATATGCGGTTGAGGGTATCACTCAACTGGATTACCTCGATCTATTCAAGAAGTTCACCCTCAACACCTATGGTCAACAAGAGTCCTACAAACTGGACAACATTGCCAACGTGGTACTGGGTGAACGCAAACTATCCTATGAGGAACACGGATCACTTAACGCCCTGTACAAGAATGACTACCAGAAGTTCATTGACTACAACATCAAAGACGTGGAGTTGGTCGAACGACTGGAGGAGAAGATTGGTATCATCTCTCTGGTATTGACTATGTCCTATGGTGCAAAAACTAACTATGGTGACGCACTAGGTACCACAGCAATCTGGGATACGATCATCTACAACGAACTCCTACAGGACAACGTGGTGATTCCGCCTCGTCCCCCGATCGATTATGATGCGGGTAAGATCCTTGGTGGTTATGTGAAAGATCCACAGGTTGGTGGTCACGACTGGGTTGTCTCTTTTGACTTGAACTCTCTGTATCCCAACATCATTGTACAGTACAATATGTCTCCCGAGACTCTGTTGTCCCCTAGGTTCGAAGAGGGTGCACTCGCTGCGAATGGTGTACGATACACTCACGAGAAACTAGGTGTCATTCCCAAGGTCATTAAAAAGTTCTACAACAATCGTGTTGTGATCAAACAGGAGATGTTGAAGAAGAAACAGGAGTACGAGGACACTCCTACCAAGAAACTGGAGAACGAGATCGCGAACCTTGACAACCAACAGATGGGTATCAAGATCCTTATGAACTCACTCTATGGTGCACTTGCGAACAAATGGTTCAGATACTTTGACCACCGTATCGCAGAGGGCATTACTATGTCCGGTCAACGTGCAATCAAACTCGCAGAGAAGGCAGTCAACGATGAGATGAACAATCTTCTGGAGACTGACGAAGACTACGTGATCGCGATTGATACTGACTCGGTCTACATTGGTATGGACAAACTGGTCAAGAAGTTCAACCCCAAGGATCCAGTAAAGTTCCTCGACAAGATCTGTTCAGAACATTTCGAAAAGATTATTGCGAATGCATATGCCGGTCTCGCAAAAGAAACTGACGCATACGAGAATCGCATGGAGATGGGACGTGAGGTAATCGCAGACCGTGGTATCTGGATGGCGAAGAAACGATACATCCTGAACGTGCACAACAACGAGGGTGTCCAGTACGCAGAACCCAAACTCAAGATGATGGGTATCGAGGCGATCAAGTCGTCCACCCCCACCGTGGTTCGTGATCAGATGAAGAGTATGTTTAAACTGATGGTGACTGGTGACGAGAGTGCAACGCAGGACTCGATCGCGAAGTTCCGCCGTGACTTTACCAAGTTCTCGCCAGAACAGATCTCGTTCCCTCGTGGTATCTCTGACCTTACCAAGTGGGTTGACAAGGACAAGATCTATGGTAAGGGTACGCCAATCCATGTTCGGGGTGCGTTACTGTACAACAATGCATTACAGAAGGCCGACTTAACTGATAAGTATGAACAGATCCAAGACGGTGAGAAGATCAAGTTCATCTACTTGAAGGTTCCTAATGTACTGAAGGAGAACATCGTATCCTTCCCGATGGGTCTACCACCTGAGTTGGGCTTGCATTCTAAGATCGATTATGGTAAAATGTTTGATAAGACTTTCCTAGATCCCCTTACGCCTATTCTAGATGCGTTGGGTTGGACTGCGGAAGAACGTGTAAACCTTGAGGACTTTATGATATGAATCTAGACCACTTGCCTTGGCCTACTGATGGTTGGGGATACATGCCACCCACTGACCAGATCATGGCGGCATTCAACCGTGCACAGGAACTGTACCAACCCAAACGGGTATTGGAGATTGGTTTCCTATGGGGACATTCTAGTACCTACCAACTAGAGACATATAAAGACGCAGATATAGTGTGCATTGGCCCATTGGAAGAACCCAACATGTCCAAGGAACAACCTCCTATTGAACTTCGATTGGAACAGATTGAGAAGATGAAGAAAAAGTATGGGGATCGTTTTACTCATATAGCGGGTAAGACTCAGTACGTACAGAATGATATGTTAGAAAACTTTACGAATTGGTTTGACTTTGCTCTCATAGACGGGTATCATAAGGCTTGGGCAGTAGAGTTTGATTCCACTATGTGTCAAGACCTAGGCATCAAGCATTGTCTGATTGACAACTGGGATCAAGGAGAAGTCCGTAATACTGTACTGAAGTATACTGACTACAGACCAGTTGAGGTTTTTAAATATGATCAGGAATGGAAAGGTAAAAACTACGTGAATGAAATCGCATTATGTACTCTCTGACATTATTTCAGAATCGTTATGATAACAAGACGCACAAGACTATGTCATTTAAGACATGGGATGAGTTCGTGCATCTGTTGTATATGTTATCAGACAAACCCGATACGAAGGCAACTGCACCTCTAATCAGTCCTGCTAAGTATACTGTAGATACCACACGTAGTAATAAGAACGTGGAGTGTTGGACTGGGTGGGCAGCGGTAGATGTGGATGATATAGATATCCCCGCAGACGAGTTAAAGGATAAGTTGGTCGCTGACTATGGTCACTGGGACTTTGTTTGTTACAGTACAGCGAGTTCTCGTAAGGAGAAACCCAAGTTTAGACTGGTGTTTAATCTAGGAGAAGAAGTAGAATCGGATCAACTCAAAGCGTTCTGGTGGGCACTCAACACTGAACTCAATGAGATAGGAGATAAACAGACTAAGGATCTGAGTCGTATGTATTACGTCCCCGCAGATTATGAGGGTGCGTATAACTTTATATGGCGTAATGAAGGTCGACCCGTGGATGCGGATTATCTAATAGGTAAACACCCGTACAAAGAGAAGGAGGGAAAGAGTTTCCTAGATAGACTACCAGATGAATTACAGAAGGCAGTCATATCACATCGGAAGAACTCTATGGACAATACAGAGTTTGTGTGGACAAGTTATCATGATTGTCCGTTCTTTCCAAAGATGCTGGCGAGGGATTACCAGTATATTTCAGAAACAGGTTGGTATCACAAGATGTAT